TGAAAATACACTAGTTCCTCTACCTGTCCAATTAATCCCATCAGTTGATGTCGCTATTGTGTTTGTTCCAGAGCCAACAGCTACCCATAAACTGCCATTCCAAGCAACTCCATAACCAAAACTTGAAAATACACTAGTTCCTCTACCAGTCCAGTTTATACCATCAGTTGAAGTAGCTATTGTGTTTGCTCCTCCTCCTACTGCCACCCAAAGACTACCATTCCAAGCAACTGCAAAACCAATAATTGAAAATACACTAGTTCCTCTACCTACCCAAGTTATCCCATCAGTTGATGTCGCTATTGTGTTTGTTCCTCCACCTACCGCCACCCAAAGACTGCCATTCCAAGCTATCCCATTGCCAAAACTTGAAAATACAGTCTTTGCTCTACCAGTCCAGTTTATACCATCAGTTGAAGTAGCTATTGTATTAGTTGCTCCATTTCCAACAGCTACCCATAAACTGCCATTCCAAGCAACTCCATAGCCATAACTTGAAAATATGGTCTTTCCTCTACCTGTCCAATTAATCCCATCAATTGATGTTGCTATTGAGTTTTCTGCTCCATTTCCAACAGCTACCCAACTAACTAAATTTTGTATAGGAGGCCATATTAAAACTGTTCCATTATATATTTTAGAAACTTGAGAACCTCCTAGTTTTACATTTGATATAACTGTATTTGCTAATTTAAAATCTGACATATTTATATGATTACATATAATGTATTTGCATTCTTTGTGCCTATTGCGTTATATTCTGCAAGCGAGCAAGTAATTATTTGAGTTACTTTTGCTGTTCCTGTATATGTGTCTAATTCATTTGTAATACTATTTGCTGACAATACATTCCCTGTAAAAGTTTTTGCACCTGCAAATGATTGTGTTCCATTTGTTACAACCCCAGCTAAAGATGTTGTTGCTCCATTTATTACGGCGTCAGTCCCTGTATCTGAATTTATAGTTACGGTTGTTGTTGCGTGAGTAGTGGTTAAATTTGTTGCGCCTCCTCCTGTTGAAGTTATTATAGGGTTTAAAGGGTCGGTATCATCAATAATAATTCCATCCCCTTCAACTAATTTATTTTGTTTGATATCATCCAAATCATTTACAACTGATTTAATCTCGTTTGCGTTTGCATCCGTAAATTTATTTATTTCAGCGACTGGAATATCCTGTATCTTTACTTTGTTTAAATATGTTATTTTAGCCATACATCAAAAATTCTTTATAGTAATCAAATCCTTTTATTATAAATCCTACCTCAAATGGGTTTTCTATATATGCGCTTTCACTTTCCTCTAAGCCGTTAAAATCAATTTTAAAGCCGTTTAAGTCGCTTTTACTGTTTCCAGTTGTATATGTTATATTTCCACCTTGCAATCCATTCCATAAGCCGAAAATGCGATATAGACCATTATTATCAAGTATTAACATTCTAAAATCTAACTTCTGTAATAATTCTATTTCTCCAATCTCTGTCCCCGCAAATGTTAACGATATAGTTTGCTCATAATATTTGCCCCCCTCATTTTGTTGCATCGTTTCATTAGCACTTGGGTTTTGTAAACTGTGAAACCTATATACAAATGTTTCAGGAAAAGATACTAATTCATTTCCATTTATTACTATTTCGCTTCTATTATATTTTCGATATTTTAAAAGCCAAACCCCTTTTACTCCTGAAATTTTATCTTTGCACTTTCTATTATAACCGCTTACAATTTCCATCCAATGTTTAGATTTATACCTTTCATTGCATTAACCTCATCTTGATAAGTTTTATATTCAACTAAAGGGTTTTTGCATATCCACTTGTTAAATCTTTGTACGTACATTTGTGCAAGGCTTTTATATTTCCCTGCTAAAAATTGCACCTCTTGCTTATCTACAACTTCTTTGCCATCTGCCGAATGTTTATAGATTCCTCCATTGTCAACTAAATAACTGGCAATCTCTATAAATTGTGCGACGCTTTCATTTTTGGTTATAGGTCTAACAAAATCATTATATAATTCTAAATATAAACCAGTTAAAGATTCATCCTCAATATCTGAAATGATTTTATCATATAATTCCGTACCTAATAAAGGTTCAATAGTTGTTAATTGTACATTTGCAATACAAAATACAAATTTATCAATGTCAATATTTCCACTCAATATTGTATTACTAGCGCACTCTTGAGGCGTAACAAATAATAACTCTGCCATTATTTAAACCTTTTATTAGTTGGTAAAAATCCATTATAAGGCATATCAGTTGGTTTCTTTGTGCTTAATGGCTCTGGACTTTCTGGTATTTTAGTTGAAATCCCTAAGCCTTTTAAATCCCTTATAACTTTTTGAGCACGCTCAACTGTAATATTTTTATTGTCCTTTTTTAAATATACTTTCCTTTGCCAAAAATGATGACAATCACCACCGCCTTTGTATTTTAAAATATCATAATAGGTACTTGCACCTTTGGGTCCCCATCCGGGATTCACCGCCATAGTGCTTGCTTTATCAATATCCTCTAGTCTAAAAACTTTCCCAGCACTAATCATTTTTTTACAAAAATCTCGCTCTGGATTTAAAGAACCAGCATATTCAAAACGCACTTTAAAATATTCGTTGTCAATATCGCTTGGAGCCAAAGGCAAATTGTCAGGAACACTTGCAAATTGCAAATCTATTTCTTTTATATGAATACTTTTATCTGTCCATTTTTCAACATCTACAACTTCCCACGCTTCTAAATCAATACTTTCCCCACTATTTAAAAAATCATCTAATTCGTGGTTATGGTTATTCATTTGTACGGATGCTTCTTTTTCCGTTAAAGGTCTGAAATAAAGGTCTAAATTTATTCCGTAAAATACTAAAACCTCTTCAATAGCCTCCAGTAATATTCTCTGTTTTGGAGATATAACTCGCTTCATTAATTGACCCTCTGCCTCATCCAATTCGTTTGCATTATTTCCTAAACCGCCCTCTGACATAATCCCAAATAATTTTGGAGATACAACTCTGTGAGCTGTCATTATTTGCTGTCTGCTTTCGCCTGTCAAATATTCCCATTGTTTGTGCTGGGCATCATTTACTGGAAATGGTATAATTGTTATCTCGGCATCCCTACCATTGAATGAAATTACAAAATTCATTGCGTTTGGTGAACCTGTTAATTTCTTTTTTATTTTATCTTCAAGTTCATCCTTTTGCTCTGGAGTTAAGGTTCCACCATCTGGAATGTTAATTACATAACCAGCTGACAAACCTTTTTTAATTGAATTAATATAAAAGTTTGCCAATTCCTCCTCCATTTCACAATACGGCAAAGCAGAAAGATAGTCAGGGTCGGAAAAATAATTTTTACCAGCCTTGTAAGGTTTTATACAATAAATTTCTATTGATTCATTTGATGTTCCAAACGATGGAAAATATTCTGGCTTATATTTATTTGTATCTTTCCAATCTTTACAATAAAAATAGCCTTCAATATCTCCGTCTTCATTTTCTAATGCTGGCACCACAAGTTGTTTTGGAATATGATAAATAGAATTTATATCTTTTCCGTCTTTTGTTTTAATAACTTGAAATGAAGCCTCGCCAAATAATTCAAAATCTGATATTATTTTTCTTAATTCTTTTGGATTTAATATTGTCAAAAAATTAATCCACGATGGCATATTTTTATTTCGAGCCATTAATCCGTTGCCATAAATCAAATCAATATAACTTGTAATTATTGCGCTATTTGTAGGTGAACCATTAAAACGGTCAATTACATACTGATAAAAATTATTATTTTTACCATTCAAAACCCAATTTTTAGTTTTATTCTCTTCTAACTTTGGTCTAACATAATTACTAAGTTGAAGCAATCTAATATCACTCATAATAGTATAAATCTTTTGTTTGTTTAAATTCCTGAGGTGTTTGAGAACTTGCTATTATTTTGCCACGAAACATTATGCCATCACAATCAGTTATTTTTATTTGATATTTATCATTTTCAACAAAATTAAAATCAAAAGAAACGGTTGTAAGTCCGTCAACTGTTGAAAATTTACTTTCAACAATAGTTTCTATTTGACTAGCTTCATTATACAATGCTACATCCAAATCAATAGTAGGTTTGTATCTTGCTATAAATGAAATATAATGCTCTAAGTCCGTTGGTGATAACTGTATCATATATATAAAACAAAAAAAACCGCTTTTTGTTATAAAAGCGGTTCCATTAATTAAAAAATATAATTACAATAAAGCTAAAAAAGCAGATGTACTACCAGAATCCAATTTAGGACTAAGGCTTCCAGTTGTAGAAACTCCAGTTAAAGTATAGCCATTCATTTCTGTTTTGGCTCCACCTGTTGATTGTGCAACTGTAAAATCAATACCGTCATCAATTCCTATTGCGTGGTAAATTCCATTACGGTCTTTTACAACTGCCATAGGGAAACCATAAGCAAGCAAATTCATTTGGGCAGAAGTTACTGCATCAATTCCTTTTAATACAACTGTAATCGTTTGAGTATTTACTGAAGTTCCTGTATTCCTATCTGATACCAAACTTTCAGCTACATTATTTCCATCACCCTCTAATTCATATTCAAATACAGATGTCAAGGCTGGATTTATGGCACTAACTATGCCATTGGCATAGGTAAATGGGTCTTCAACAAAATTAAAAAGATATAATTTTCCTAGTCCCCCTAAAGATTGTTTGCAAGGCTTAACCCTGCCCGATGTTATATCACAAGCCATAATTTAAGGTTTTATAAAGGGCGTATTTAAACGCCCTTTGTATTAATAATTAGGCTGTTTTGTAAAGTACTATTTCAGCTCCGTACGCATAACCAATCGCCCCTGTAAAAACCACTTTAGTTCTTACTGTTCCAGATAAGTCAGTCTCATCCATGTCTTTTATTTTGATTTCATTATGGTCAGCCAATAAACCAGTTACAAAAGTAACGTTAGACTTCGCATAAGCCACCATAGTGTTTGCATCCAATGCTTTGATTTCGGTTAAAGTATAACCGTTAAAATCAAATTCGCTCGGGTTTGCAAATGTTCCGTTAGCACGTGCAAAAGAACCTTGAATTTTTTTCAACGCTCTTAATACGTTAGTTGAAACTCCTAATACCAAATCAGATGCTCCGATTACTGCGTCTGGTACTGCATCAATAAATTTAGCTAATTCCGCTTCTACGTTTGCAGAGGTAATTGCAACTGGAGTAGCAACATCTATAACTGTTGCATCCAAAAGTAACTGAGGAATCAAACCGTTAAAATGTCCTGTTGAATCATCACCAGACCAAATATCCAAATCTACTTTACGAGCAATTTTTTTACCCATGTCTAAAAGTATTGCACCTTGTTCGGTTGCTGGTAAAGAATCGTTATGAGCAGAGAATCCCATCTCTTGAGCAGTCCATAATTGTCTAAAATCCTCTTTGCAGAATTCCGCATCCCATTTAACTTTTTTAGGAGTAATTGAATACTCGCTTAAAGTTACAGAACCAGCTGGAGTAAATCCACAGACG